AGCAGGGCGCTTTCCATGTCGCGCTTCAGTTCCGAACCCAGCTTGGCAAGCTGATAGGTCAGTTCCGAACGACGGCCGGCCTTGTCCAGAGCTTCGAGCGTACCCGAGATCACGACGTTCTTGGTCGAAATCTGCGTGTAGTTACCAACGCGGCTGGTCGGGTTGACGGCGGTGAACGAACCAACGTCATCGCCTTCCAGCGCAGCGTTTGCATCGGTAGCAGCGGCCAGGCTGTCGGTCTGCCATTCGAAGTAGGTGTTCTTGACGTTCTCGCGGCCGATGTTCGAGATGAACGGGGTTTCTTCCGGCGAGATGTTGTAGATCACATTCGACAGGTCTTCACGGATACCGATAGCCGAATAGCGGGTGAAAGTATTTGCAACAATAGCCATTAGTAAATTCCTCTTAGATGAGTTTGTCCAAAAGCGCAGCCGCATCTGATATACGGCCAGTACGCACGAGGCGCTGCGACGCTCTCTTTACTTCGGTCGAACCCGTCTTGACTTGCGTACCGCTACTGCCGGGCTTTACAATTCGCGCCACCTTCTTGGTTGCCGGCGCTTTCGATTCAGCCACAGTCTTAGTACCCTTATCAAACAGCATGGCTTTGCGGAGAATAGCGATGTGCGACGCCTGTTGCAGCGAATTCACATCCTGTTCCGTCAAGCCCTGCGACAATGCCCATTTGCGAAGATCGTTGACTTCCCGTGTCAGCACTTCCTGGTTCTTCCACTCAGGGATTACTTCAGGTAGTTTGGCACGTTCGGCCTCGATAAACGCAGCCATTGCACGCTGCTGTTCCTTGGCGTTTTCCTGTGCGAGACGCTGCTGCTCGGCGTTGATGGCCTGGAGCTTTTGCGTTTGTTCCTCACGGGACTTCCGCCAATGACGTTCCAACCGCGCTGCCTCAATGGGGTCTTCTTCATAAAGACTATCCCAATCAGGCTCCGCAGCAGCATTCTGTTCTAACTGCTGACGCAGTGCGGGCAGAAGCTGCTCGTATTGAGCGCGTTCGTTGCGGATCGATTCTACTTCGGCCTGGAGCGTCTTGCGCTCATTGGCCAGAGCGGTCACTTTCCGCGTATAATCCGCCGTCCTTGAATACCCATTCCGAAGTTCGGCTAGGGTGACTTCCATCTCCTCGCCATCGACTTTTACCTTGATGGTCAGGTCTTCCGAAAGTTCCTGCGTTACTTCTTCATCTGTATCTTCGTCCGTCGGTTCCGAGTCTTCAGCATCGAGTTCTTCTTCAACTTGCCCGTCGGCTTCGTTGTCGTCGTACTCTTCTACTTCAGCCTCTTCACCCATCTCTGGGTCTAGCGCCTCAGTCTCTTGGTTGTCCTCTTCAGGGCCGAGAAGTTTACTGATGGCAAGAGTTGCTTCGTGAAGTCCGATCCCAGTATCGGGGTTGCCGTCTTCAGTGGCCATATATCACCTTTTAGCTGCGATGTTAACTCCTCAATGCAATAGTACCGTCATCGAGGATTGCCCGGAGTCGGGCTTTCAAACGCTCAAGGCATTTGAGCGTGAGAAATAAATCAGTGCGCTCGTCATAGTTGTTGACGCCGGTTAGCTTCCACTCGTCGAATATATCTTTTTCGATGCGGTCGAAACACTCAATGAGCAATTCGTCCTCAAGCAAACGCTTGGCGTGATTACCGCGATCTACGAGTTTCTGTCTGTCCGTCATGCGCTTGGTGTACTAGGCGGGAGAAGAAAAGGGAATGGTGAATTTGCCGGCATCTGCGGCTGGGCGGGCTGGTTAAAGAAGTTCCACTCCGGACCCGTGGCGTAAGTTTCGTAGTCGCCAGTGAACGGCTGGAACTGACCCCGGCCGAAAGTCGGCACGGCCCCGAAGGTCGGAGTATACGGCATTGCCGTACCTGCACCGCCACCTTGGCCAACGCCAAGCGCATCCAAGATGCCGCTACCAAGCGTGTAGTAGCGCATGATGTCGCGCAGGAAATTATCCTGCGGCATTTCGGTTTTCGGAACGGTAACTTCGGGCGGTGTAACTAAGGTCGGCCCAAAAATGCTGCCGATAGAGGCGATATCAGTCAGCGGTGGCAGAGACGGGGGTGTTACCTGTGGGGCCTCGACGACGATTTCTTCTGGCAACGGTTGCTCTACCGGCATTTGCGGTGCCGTAGGCGTAGGCACCGAAAGTATTGGCGCAACAGTTCCAGCGCCGGCAAGGGCGCCCGTCAGCGGGGGTTGCGGCGGTGCGCCCTGAACAACGATCTCGTCGGGGAGCGCCTGCTCTGGTTGTTGTGTTAACTGATCGCCGTAGTTAGTCCCGCTAGGCTGAAAGCCGCCAAGCGTTGAAGAAAGACCGCCCAGCGCGCCCGCGCCGCCCAGTAGGGCAGCCGTGCCGCCGAGGCCAAGACCCGCCGAGGGGGTGCCGAGTACAACAATTTCACCCAGCGCAGGTGCGAGTGACGCGAGGCCCCCGCCCGCTGCGGCGCCACCGGCAGCAGCCCCGCCTGCGCCCGCTGCACCAGCACCAGCGCCTGCGCCTGCACCAGCGCCTGCGCCAGTGCTGCCAGCCGCAGCCCCACCACCCGCACCTGCGCCCAACGCGCTGAGACCAAAAGCAAGCCCAGCGATACCGGCCATCGGCAACAACATGCTGCCCAGGCTACCGGCGTTTGATCGGGTGAAAAGCTGGGTGCCCGGCGTGTAGTTACCCGAAGCGTCGGCCTGATACAGCGCCCAGTTATTCCGGTCCTGCGACAGTTGGACGAGCTTCTGCATCTCCTCCGGAGTGCTGGCGCGGGCGATGACGTTCTTCCCGCTCTCATCCGTCATCACGTACTGCTGGCCCGGCTGGAAGACGAGAGGCGCGGCATTTTGATAGGTCCAGCCGCCCTGTCCGTTCGGCACACCGATCTGGTTGCCGGTGTCGAAACGGAAGAGCATGTTCGGATCGTAGGCCGGGCCGGGATCGCTGAGAATGTTGAGCGGAGCCGTGCTAATCATGCTCGGGTTCCACCCGCCCAGATCGACTTCCGGAACGCTCGGCTCGGGCTGCACGGGCTGCGGCGTCGGCAGAGTGTAGACCGGCTCTGCGGGAACGGGTTCGGCCACTGTCGGAAGAAGCGTGGGCGGCGAATACACCGGCTCCGCCGCTACGGGTTCGGCAGTGATGGGCTGCTCAGTGGGAGGCGCGGCTTCCGGGTCGGTTACGGAAACATAGTCGGGTCCGCCGCCCAACAGTAGGTGGTCGAAAAAATTAAAATTGCCGTAAGGGCTGCCGTAATAATCTTCGAACATTACATCATCCCTTCAGGCGGCATAGGGGTCTGTTCGGGGGCGGGCGCAGCCTGAGCGGCCTGCGCGGCTTGGACGGCGGCTGTCGCCACAGCGCGCTGTGTCTCAGCCTGCTGGCGCATAGCGTCCCTGTCACGCTGCATAGCGGCTTCAATTCGCGCGGTATTGACTTGCGCGCCGTACTTGGCTTCGATCTCCGCAGCCTTAATCATCACATCGGCGTCGATCTTATCGCGTTCGCGGTCGTCTTTACGCAGCATCTCTTCGCGCTGAAGCTCAAGTTCTGCGGCCTTTTTCTGGATGTCGGCCTGGATGGCCTGCACCTGAACCTGCGCCAGAATTTGCTCAGGCGACGGAGGGGGCGGAGGCGGGGGTGGCGGGGGCGGACTAAGCGCGGGGTTCTTGAAGAACGTGTCTGCGTCCTTAAACCCGGCCATTGCCAGCATCTGCGCCAAGGTGTTGCGATACTGCGACAAGTCAACCAGCGGGTTGTTGTCAACCCCGCCCTGCTGGATCAGCATCTCCTGCTTGGCCGCGATCTGACCGAGGAAGTTCATCTTCTCTTCGGTCGTGCCCGAACCAAGCGCCACGTTGACCACTACGTCCATGTTCGAGTTCCAGACGCGCGGATCAATCGGCACGAACTGGTTACGCAGACGCACCATGCGCGGTGCATCCTGATACATAGTGATGAGTTTCAGTGCCTTTTCGAACAGCACTTTCATGCCCGTCTCGGCGAAGATGCGGCAGATCAGTTCAATGTGCTGCTGTGCGGCCGTGATGGTCGCCGCAACGGCGGCGCGGGTCGATGACTGAAGTGCGTCGGCGTCCAGTCCCGCGGCGGCTTTGCTGATGCCCGTGCGGTTCTCACGCAGTTCGTCCATGTACTGAAGCATCGGGAACGCGGCCTGGCCGACAAACGGCTGGCTAAACGGCTGCACCATGCCGGGTGCGCGCATACGGATGATACCACCAACTTCGGTGTTCATCACATCTTCAAGGTTAACTTGGCCCTCAACGACGGCCGTGCGCGGGTGGATCGACTGCGCCAGGCTGTCGAGCATATTGCGCAGAATGTTCGACTTGATAAGCTGGATGTCCATTGTGACATCCGCAATCGACAGGCCGAAAAAGGTGTGCGGCTCGGGGTCCGGACAGAACGACACAAACGGGATCAGGTCGCAGCGTTCGTTATGCAGGATTTTGTACGCGCTCCCGCCAACGCAAACACGGCGCAATTCGGCGATGCCGTCGCCGTCCATGTCTACGCGGACGTACCCTTCGATATAAAGGATTTTGCGGCTCGCCAAGTCCGTGCGGCCCGCGCCAAGAATCGTTGCGTTCGGATTCCGGTCGAAGGTCTCTTGGTTGCCTTCAAAGTCGCCTTGTGTTTCGTAGCCAAGGTTCTCGATCTCGTCCATCTCGTACCCCATCTTTACGAGATCGGATACGGTCACATAACGGCGATGCGCGACAAACTCCGCGTCTTCGATGTTACGGGCGCGGCGGTCGATAAGGAACTCTTCAGGCGGAACAGCCGCAACACACAGCCGGCCCTTCTTGGTGGTACGGCGGATCGTGCAGGAATACTCGGTCGGCTTCGGCACCATGATCTCGATGCCGTCTGGCCCCATCATAGCCATTTCGCCGGTTTCCATTTCGACCTCGACGATCTCGACATCCGGGTCCGACGCGAGAACGGTGTAGGCTTCTTCGCTCAGACCTTCGAAGTTGTAGGTCTGCACGTCTTCGTCTTCATTCCACCAAACCTTGGAGATACCGTTCTTACGGACAAGCGCGTCCTTGAACGTCTCGTAGCAAACCATAAATAGGTTGTTATCGCGGGTCAGGCAGTAGTTGACGTAATCAGTCGCCTGCTCGGCGTTCTGAACATCTTCGGGGCCATTTGGGGCGAACTCGACAACGTTGCTCGAACCGAAGAACACACGCATGATCGACGGCATGATGGCCTGCACGGTGTCGCGCACGTCCATCGAAATGACCTGGCTACGGCCCTCTTCTTCGTTACCGAACGGTTCGCCTTTGTAGTATTGGCCGGCCATAGCCCGCTCTGGGCTGATGACATCATCAATATAGGCTTGCGCATCGTCGATCTCCCCGGCGACAATGCCGTGAAGTTCGTCTTCGGTGACGCCAGTTTCTTCTTCTGGTGTCTCGATCTCTACTTCCACGCCGTCTTCCATCTCAATAGAGACTTCAGTTCCATCTTCGAGCGTCATTTTCTGCTCTTCTTGGGTCGGCTTGGAATTCTTACGATACGCCATGCGGCTAGTCCTTATTTCTTCTTCGCGGCCTTGCGACCTTCCGACATAGCAATGGCAATTGCCTGCTGCCGGCTCTTTACCACAGGACCGCCCTTGCCGCTATGGAGAGAACCCGCCTTGAACTCGCCCATAACCTTGCCAATTTTCTTCTGCATCTTGGTTGGCTTTTTCATGATGTACTCCTTACGCCCAAGTCCGGTAGTGCGGTGCAGACGGGTCAATCGCAAACGGGGCCAGAGCCTCGACCTGCTCTTCGGTCGGCTCCACCAGCAGCCGCAGGTTGCTGTAATACTCGGGGTAGGTGACCTCACCCATCGTGATCGGCCCGATCCGGTCGATCAGCACTTCGGGGGACGCCGCCACTACGTTGCCGTCCTCGTCCTCGACACCGAGGCCAGTGAGCAACATCAGGCCGTCGAACTCGGCTTGATCCTTGTTCTTGAGGCAGTAGTCGATCATGTCGTGAGCGCCTGTAGCTGGAAGTCCGCCGCGCGGACGGGGTAGTAGCGGATGGAGCGGATGTGGCCGTTGAGGAAGGCCCCGGCTCCAGTCGAATTGCTTCCGAGAAAGACGGCGGTGTTGGCCGCAGATGCGTTGTAAGATGTGTCCGTTCCGACAGCCCCGCCGTTACGGCAGAGGGCGGCGTCCGTTGCGCCGGAATATGCGGTAGCGCCTTTGTTGACTACGTTTGCAGCCAATACAGGAGCCACAGCAATATCTAGAGAAGCGTCGGAGTTAAGGTACCGCATACCCGCGCCAAACCGATCATTGAAGCGCAGGACCACTGGAAACGAGCCATTTGCGACATTAAACCCGGATTGGTGTTCCGCCGTTGCGGCGGCAAGAATGCTGCCCTCAAAGACAAACGTCCCCGTGCTCTGGTTCCACCACTGCGAGAACAGGCTCCCGCTGATCGTCGCAACGTCCGCCGAGCGCGTGACCGTGCTGGCGATGGTCGGGATGTAGGAGGTGGCGAAGGCACCGGCTTCGAGTTGTGCGCCCCAGATAGCAATATCGCCGTTTGTCCCGCCTACGCGGATATTCATCTGCGTAGTGGCGGCCCCCGTTGTGAGACTAACTGTCAAGCGCGTCCAAGTAGCTGTTGGGGTAGCAGATACGCTTTGCACAGCCCCCGTAGACGCATCCCGCAATGTAAGCTTGACTGTCGTTGAGCCAGCGGACCTTACGTAGATTGTAAACGTATATGCAGTGGAAGACAGAACGGTGGGAACTCGCTCCATCGTGTTTGTAGATGTCACAGCGGTGTCGCCGGTAGCCCCCGATAGCGTGTCGCCAGTGGTGGTGCCATCCGGCGCGACATACGTGTTCGCCGTTACTGAAGCAGTCCCGATTTTGGACCAACTTGCATCGTTGAACTGCTCGCTATAGGTCAGCAAGTTCGTCCGTGCCTCTTCCACCAGCAGGCCACGCGGCTGGAGGGTGACCGGATCGTAGTCGAGGCGCGGGCCGTAGTAGGCCGTGCTGGACGGGGCCGCGCCGGGGGTGGGCACGTAGGCGTCGAGGCTGGCGCTGTTCGATAGCTGCGCGCCGTAGATGAAGACGCCGGAAGAGCCGTCGCCTGTGTAGGAACTAACGCTAGAGGAGGACGCCAGAACGATGTAGCCCGAAACGGCAGTGGCCGTTGCGGACGAGCCGATGGCAGAGATGCGCCACCATCCGTTACCCACACTCGTCGCGGTCACGGTGCCGCCAGAAGCTCCGGAAACAGCACCTGTAGTCAGGTCCACATATCCGACCACAATGTCGCCGCCGCTGTTGTTGAGGCGGACATAGGTAAACGAGCGGCCCGCGCTCTTCGCATAGAACGAAAAGCAAAGGGGAGTGTTCGCCACGTAAGTGACGCCGGTAGTGTTATAGACCCGGTGGACGCCAGTGCTGGTGTCCTCCATCAGCTTCTGCGCATTGAACAGGCCGTTGACCGGGTTGGCCTGAGCGCCCGTCACGATGCTCGCCCCGTTCCTCGTCCACGCCGCGTTGTCGAACGCCTCACTGAAGCCCAGCAGGTTGCGGACGGAGGTGTTGTTGTAGGCGGTGGCGGTGCTGCCCAGTTCGAGTTGCGCGCCCCAGACGAGGATGCCGGAGGTGCCGTCGCCGAGGAAGGCCCCGCCGCGTGCAAAACTAGCAGAATTGGCCAGAACGACATCAGCAGAGGTTGTAGACGTAGTTGTGGTCCCAGCCACGGCGGTCATCGAGATACGGTACCAACCGTTGCCGACAGCGGTAACGCTGCTTGCGGTCACACCAGAGCCGATCGTGCCGACAGCCCCGTTAGTGAGGTTGACGTTAACAAACTCATTGCCGGTGAAGCCGCTGACGCTGAACATCGCTTGCACGAAGGTGTATTCAGCCGCCTTTGCGTAGAACGAGAAAGTATAGCTCTGCCCAGCAACGACAGACAAGGACGGCTGGTACACCTCATGGCGCACATTCGCAGCAGTCGCCACGAGCTTGTCCGCAGTTGTACTGCCATCCGGCGCGGCGGCGGTGTTTACCAGTGATCCTCCGGCGCCAAAAGCCGAGACGCCGTTAAGCACCCAAGAGGTCGCTGCTTCGAAGCTCTGTGAGTTCGTCAGCAAGTTAGCCGGTGCCCACTGCACCAAGCCGTTCGGCCCCACGAGCGTGGCGTTGCTGCCCCGGCTGAAGGTGATGAGGTCGTTAAAGGTGGTCGTCGCCATGTCAGTAGCCCACCGTGTAGGAAGCCGTGGTGAAGTCGAGCGAGAGCGGCAGGGCCAGCGTCGGAGCCGTCAGCGTCTGCAACTGGGCATTCGGCAGGCGGCTGTTGAAGTAGGCGATCTGGCGGATGTGGCCGTTGAGGGCCGCGCCGCCACCCGATCCGGTCACGCCCAAGAAAAGGCGGTCAACGGTTGGCACCGTCCCTGAAACATCTGTGCCAACCGTTCCGCCGTTAACGGACGCGGCAAAGTTGTTTGCCTGATACGCATACGCGATCTTTGCGACTGCGGTGGGTGTGTAGGACGCGCCGATTAGAATGTTCGCCTGATCGACGCCGCCGGTAGTCGTGACGCCGCCCCACTGCCCATTGAACACGAAAACATTGTTGCGGTTTGAGCCGGTGTTGTCGTTGGCCGACACAACAGCATTGGTCGTGGTTGCCACAGGAACGAAGGCAGACGCCTCAGCAATAAACGTCCCCGCCGACTGGTTATACCAGCTTGAGAAGTTCGTCCCCGTCATCGTCGCCACATCGGCAGAGCGGGTTACGGTCGAGGCGACAGTGGGGATGTAGCTGGTGGCGAAGGCACCGGCTTCGAGTTGTGCGCCCCAGAGGAAGACGCCGGAGGTGCCGTTGCCGGTGTAATTGGTCGTGTTATCTGCCGTCGTCACCCCTACCAAGAAATAGTTCTTAGCAGGCGACGCCCCAGTGCCGACGCTTCCAGCCACCGTGCAGCGATACCAGCCATTGCCGAACGGCGTGATAGTTGCCGTCAAACCAGACTGAACAGTGCCAATAGCCCCGGTCGAAAGATTAAACCACGCATTCAGCGACGTGTTGTCGTTCAACTCAAGGCGAATGTAAGCCCAAGTACGCTCTGCCGCCTTCAGGAATACGCTATTTGTAACGGTCGTTCCGTTTGCAAAGGCAGACGCAGTGGTCTGGTACATCCGATGCGACACGCCAGCCGTCGCATCTTCAACCAATTTGTCGGCGGTCGTCGTCCCGTCAGGCGCTGTCGTGGCGTTAGCCGTCACAGTCGCGTTTTGCTTAGGCCACGCAGCGTTGTCAAACTGTTCGGAATATAGCGTCGAGTTCGTCCGCTGCTCCTCGATCAGCAGGCCGCGCGGGGCCAGCGTCACGGGGTCGTAGTCAAAGCGGGGGCCGTAGTAGGCGCTGGCAGTCGTGGCGACGTAGGTGCTGGGGGTCGTCTGGTAGGTGACTTGCTCTAGCTGTGCGCCCCAGAGGAAAACGCTGGAAGTGCCGTTACGCGCGACCGCCGTGTCGTTGTTGGCGTTGGCCAGCAACACGCGCAGTTCGCCGGTTACGATTGTCCCCGCCGTGAAAGTCAGAGAGCAGCGATACCAGCCATCACCTTGCGCGGAGATGGTGGCGGTGTACCCGCTGTCAACGGTCCCGATACTTCCAGAACCACTAAGGTTGAAGTAAGCGCCGCCGTTTCCGGGGGTTGTGTAGCCCAGCGCGAACAACCTGATCCAAGATAGCGTTGCTGCTTTGGCAAAAAACGAAAACGTATATGCCGTTCCGGTAGTTACGCCAACAGACCGCGCCAAAATAACGCTTCCCGTGCCGCCGCTATTATCAGCCACAAGCGTATCTGCGGTTAGAGTGCCATTGGGGGCCGTAGTAGAGTTGGCCGTAATGGTTGAATTGTAACCACCGCCTTTTGACCAAACCCCGAGGGTAAAGTCCTCGCTGTAAGTGAACAAGTTCGCAGGCGCGTAGGTCACCCGCCCCGTGCTGTCCACCAGCGTGGCGTTGCTGCCACGGGTGAAGGTGATCCGGCTGTCAAGGGAGCCGGAGAGGAAGTTCAGATTGACTAGGGGGCCGTTAGCGGCGCCCGCGCGGAGCCTAGTCCGCGTCCGCAACATATTACCAGCCCTCGCCGACCGTGACGTTGACGATCCCCGTACCCGCCTGGAGAATCACGGCGACGTGCGTAGCAGCGCCGTCAACACTCTCCGTAAAGTTTTCGACGCTGTTCGGCGCTACAGGGACGCCGGGGCCGGCGGTGTCTACGGCCGGGATCGCGGCGGTTACAGAGCTATCCCCAAATACAACCCAGGCCATGCTGGTCGTGTTGTTGAAAATACGAATGTTGGTGGCGTTAGCTGGCATGGCTACGCGCTTGCTGGTCGTGCTGCAATCAACGCGAATAGAACTGATCGCACGAAAAACCTGGGCCATAAACGTTTCCTTAGTTCGGCGTAGACCGCGTTGCTTGCGTATATCAAGCTAAACAATCGTTGTCATCTATTTTCAAGTTGCGCTTATAGCACGGATCGCTGGGCGAGGTAAACTATCGCTCGATGCAGTATATCGGTATTGTTTCGAGCATGACCGATAAGCAGATTACAGCGATGACACAAGAGGCCCCGAACAGTGCCGTTGTCGTGGCAATGATCGACCACGGGTTTGTTCGGACCGTTGCGGTCCGGCGTGCCGGGCTTTAACTCTGTATCGCAGATCGGGCACGAGCGGCCCTGCTCTTCGAGCATTTCTAAGAACTTTTCGACCGTAATCCGGTATCGGTACATCAGGTCTGCGCGGAAACGCTGTAACCGCCGCGATGACATATCTTGCATGTAAACCCCTCAGTCCACTGCGTGGGGTTATACATTGTTTCATTTTGATTGTTAATATGGATTAAGAACGGGGGCCAGCGTGGAGAGGTCGCCGGCCCCCGTTCGGTCGTAAAGCCGGGGAGCGAGAACCCTGCTTTACGGCTCAACCGCGTCGGAAAGGAGACAACGCAGGAGCATCGCTTATAAGTTACTACAGTTATCGTAACTACACAACTCCCCTGATGTTGCGCTTAAGCGATCCCCTAAACGCACCAGTCATGGAGTATCCGTGCATCGCCGTGGCCACGTCTGTCGCCAGTGACAAGCACACCGCGTCGGCTTTGTCTGGCGAGCCTAGCCCGCGCTTCTTCATGGCCTCTTTGCTTTCCACTTGCATCTTGCCCGAAGACGTGAACGTGTATCGCGGCGCCGCAAGTTCGGCGAACAACTGCTCATCTTTCGGGATTTTCACGTCACGATTGGCCAACCAGGCTTTGCACTTGAACCAAAGTTCGGCCCTGAGATTAGCGTAAGTCCCTTTCATTGCCGGACTTTCGGCCACGTTGATACCTCGTGCCGGCAGGCCCAGTTCGCGCAAACGGTCGAGAACGCCAGCACCAAGGCCGATGGAGTCAACGAGTATCTCAACCGGCTGGCGGCTGGGCGGCAGCGCCTCATACTCGGCGACGACTGCGCCAGTAAGCTGCATCAGGTCGAGACCTTTCCAGGTCTGCACCTCTTCGATCACAGGGCCGCGTCGTTTCGCGAGGGCCGATGCGTCGCTGCCCATACGCGCAACGTCGAGGCCCCAGACGGTAACGCCGTTCTCGTCAACTTTGATCTCGCGGTTCATCGCCCCGTCGATCAGTTCGACTGGAATGACGGTGTCTTCTTCACGCGGCGGGAAGTTGCCCAGAACGCGCACATGGTACGCCGGGCTGTCTTCGCCGTAGCGCAGCATCATCTCTTTGACGAATGCTTCGCTGACGCGGGGGCTGTCGATGCAGCTTACATGGAACGTCTTCCACTCGCCCTTCAGGCGGTTGTGGGTGTCATAAAATAGGCCGGTATTTCGGGTCGGGTTCCCAAGCAGGAGAGTGGTCGCGCTATGACCAGACATAGAACCAGATGCGGCCTCAAAGACCGATTCGGGAATACCCGACGCTTCGTCTGCCACCAGTAGAACGTTGTCGGCGTGGATACCTTGCAGAGCTTCAGGCGTCTCGGCGCGGGAGGTACGGGCAGAGATGAATGCTTCGCTAGGAGCCGCCTTAAGTTCGATACGATCACTCTTCACCTCGATCAGCGTTTTGAGGATGTCTGGCAGTTCGTTGACCCAGCGCTTAAGTTCCGCAAACATGGCGTCGAACAACTGGGCCGATGTCGGCGCTGTCACGACCACCTTCACCGGATAGCGCGTCAGGAAGTAGTGGAGCATCGCCCAGGACGCCGCTGTGGACTTGCCGACCCCGTGGCCCGACCGCACGGAGATGCGGCGGTGCCCGGCGCTAATAGCTTTCAGAAACTCAACCTGCCACGGGTCTGGCGTGGTACGCAGAATGTCCCGCACAAAGCCCACTGGGTCGTCGCGATACTTCTTGAGGAACGCCAGAAAGAAGTTCGGTTCGGCCTTCGTATTCTGCGCCATTAGTTC